GTAGATGTCAGGGCAATCGTTGTGTCAGTATTCGATATGCCACTCGCAAGAGTCGTGCTTTGCGCTGCCGTTTGACCATCATAGCGTTGTACCCATACCTGAATCGGACGAGCTTGCTGAAGTTTGTTTGGTAGGGTCGCATAAGTAGAAACACTAATACGAGTAATTGTGAGGTCAGCTTGTGTAGCGACGTTGTTAGCCTGTGTACGAATCACATGCTCCAACAAGTCTACAGTGTCGTTTGGTAAAGCGTACGTGCTCTGGCCCGGCACCAAATCAATGGTCCCTTGCTCGAACGTCCACATGTTGATGCCTCGGTTCGCCCAATCAGCAAACATGATGTTGAGACTGCGACGCGCTGTGCGCAGGTCATAGCCAGAACGCAATTCACGTCCGGCACGCTCGAACGCCTCCTCGACCAACTCATTAAGGTCAAGATTGAAAGCGGTGCTGTTGGACGTTACTGCCATGATTACTTCATGCCTTTAAGTGTTTGAGCCAAGCGTGCGCGTTGGCCCATCTTGCCGGGAGCTTTAGCAGCCTTTGACAATCTGCCCGCAGGGATTGGGTTCTTAGGGTTAATACCTAAAGACTTCTTCAATGCACCGGGCTTCTTGATTGCGCCCTGAATCCAATTTTTAGTAGCCATTATCTGTACCCCGCTGTTTTCTTTGCGATTGTTTTTGGCTGAGCAACAAACTGTTTACCCGCCGCTTTGCCTGCACGCTTTGCTTTGGTGGTAGCTGCGTACTCGGCAGGACTTAAAGCCTTTATTGCCTTTTCAGGCAAATACCGTTCCCCCGTCTTGGAAGACGGTTTGCCGGACTTGGTACGCCACTTCTGGTCGCCCCAATCCTTTAAGGATTTCTGCGGTGCTTTCAATTTCTATATCCCCCACCAGCAGCTTTGTACTTCTTGGCTACAAGCTGGCTTTTACGGGCAGACCATTGACCTGCTCCAGTACCCTGCGTTGCTGCGGCTTTTACCTGCGCCACAATCTTCTTGCGAAGAGATGGCTTTGTGTAGTTACCAGCAGCATTAACCTTTCCCCCATCCTTGTAGACATCTACAGGGTAATTGCCATCACGTTTCTTGACGACTTTCGCTTTAGGTTCTTTGCTGGCGGCTATCGCCCCCATGCCACGGCTCGGCAACATCAGATCATCTTTCCGCGTGTTTTGCCCTTGGTGCAGCAGCCATCAGCACGGCTAGAAGCGGATGAACTAATCATGCCACCTTTTGCTTTACCTTCGGCTGTCTTGCGGTATTGTTTGGCCCGTTCAGTAAGAACTTCGGCATCCTCTTCCGCCATGTTTGCACGCTTGTTATTTACGGCTTTAGACAAATCGCTACCAATGTACATTTTCCCAAGATTTTGGGCTTTGTCACGTTTTGCAGAAGCCTCATCAATAAGCTGGTTTGCTCGTTCTAAAGCAGCGGCCTTCTTATCAACTTTGGTTACAGACGCGCCATCCTCATCTTGGGGGATGTCCATCCCGGGTTCCCACATTTTGTCTTTAGCCATGATGTCTCCTTAGCAAATTTTGCCGCGAGTCTTGCCCTTAGAGGCAATACCGTCAGCGCGGCTAGAAGCCGAAGATTTAGTCATACCGCCTTTGGCATAGCGAACAACTTTACCGTCTTTAACATACGTACCGTGCTTCTCTTCACGGCTACCAAGACTCTTCAGGTAGTTACCAACGCCCTCGCTAGCAGACTTCAAGCCACTACCAATAGATTCACGCACACCTTTGAAGCGGTCAGTTTCGGGGGCTTTTTCAACCATTTTGCCGCCAAACGTACGATACATTTCTTTCTTAGCCGCAGGTTGGGTGTCGTACCCAGCGTTGCTTGTTCCGAGATTGACGGATTTCTTTTCTGGTGTGGTCGATTTAGCTTCAGCCTTGGCTTCAGTACGCGCTTTGTTTATCAGCGTATCACCAACACTACGAAGTTTTTGTGCGCTTGGTTTACTCGCTTTTTCGTTAGCATCGAACTGATCCTGCACTGCACGGGCATTAGCCTTGTCCATTGCGCCTTCAAGGTCGCCATACATATCGTCGGTTGTACCGCCGTCGTCGTAACGTTTTACTTTACGTGTAGCCATGATGCGCTCCTTATTTCTTCTTGGTCATACCACCGCCACACATGACGATGTTTTTACCTTTGGTTTTGCCCTTGGACTCGACGCCACCGCCACGAGCCATCTTCATAGCGCCACCTTTTTTCAGTGTCAAAGTTGTACCTTTGCCACCCTTGTGTTCTTGGGCATCGTGCTGTTTAAAGGCTTTTTTAATCATCGCCTTATCTTGAGCCTTGTCCATCTTCATGTCTTCTTTTGCGTCGCTTTTAGCCATAGTGGGGCCACCTTTCTTAAACAGCGCTTTTGCACCGTGGTTGGTTTTTGGGTTGTTAACTACTTGACGATCGGCACGATCGGGTGTGCCCGCGCCAAACTTCTTACCTTTGCTTGATTCGCTGAAGTCTTTTGCCACGTTTGTAGGCACGCCAACTTTTTTTGCGAAGTCTGGGTTGTGCGCTGCTGCGTCCATGAAACGCTTCTGCTTTTCACTCACTGCTGGCATCTTTATCTCCTTTGCGCCCAAACAAACTTTGTACCGTGTCGGTTTCCCAGATACGGATGCTCACCCAAACAATACTAAGAAGCGCGGAAATCGAGGGTAGCATTTCGGTAAGAGTTCCAACCACCGTCATGAGCGATAGCCCATCGACAATGTGTTTTACTGAGTCGTGAGTGTGGTCAGTCATATCAGCAGTTCCACGCCCGGAGGCTTTTGTTAATCCGAGAGTTCGGGTCTTTTGCTGTCTTGGCAGATGTCAGCTTGGACTTCATCCCCTCCATTCTCGCGCAGAAAGAGTCGCGGCGTTTGCCGCCTTCGGGCTGCGGAGCCTTTAAATTCATCCCTTGCTTCTTCGCAGAGGCTCGCCCTTTGGCGTTGAGCCCGCCTTTCGGATTCTTCCCTTCTTTGCGCTGCCATGCTGGGGTTGTAGCCATTTACGCCACCTTAAGTTTAGATTGACGGATGCTTTCAAGTAAAGGCTTTACGGCCTCTTCGTAGAAGTTGCTGGTGTATTCGCAGTGACCTACGTGTGGTAAGCTGATCTCAACGTCCATCTCGACCTTGAAACCCATCTCACAAGCGCGGGTGCAGAACAAATAATCTTCGCCCATGTAGTGGCCGTCAATGATCTTGAAGTCGAACACAGCGCATGTCTGGCCCTTGTTCTTGTCCTCGTACATCCACTCAGGATGAGCTTCAACCATCTTCTCCAACACATGGCGCTGGATCATCATGAACCCCGTGCCAACGCGCTCTACGCGCATCATGGAGCCATCAAACTCCAAGTCGTTGTTCTCGTTCCAATACAAATCAGCGAAGAACTTTTGGTCTTTGGAGCGACGTGGGTACGCGCCCGCAGTGATGTCTCGGCCACCGCTCTGTGCCATCAATCGCAGGATGTCGTCTGGTGTGACGATCACATCTGAATCAATGAACAGCAGCTCGGTAGCGTCGGTCTTTAAAAACTCATTGACCAATGAATTACGCGCCATTGTGATGAGTGAGCAATTAGAAAGGTCTGACAGATAGACCGTCACACCCAGCTGCATTGCTTTGGGCATCAACTGCGCCAAGGCAAACGCCGTCTTGATATTCAACTTACTGTCGTAAGCTGGGATACCAATAAAGAGTTTGCGACCGTTCAAAGGTACTTGTTTTGTATCAGCCATAGTAAATATTAACCGCGACTACGTTAGACATCTGGGCATAAATACCGTTAAACACCAACACACCTTCCGCTGGAATATAAGGAGAATTGTTGTAGGGGTCGTTTGCCGCCACGTCATACGTCATTAACCAACGGCTTGCATAAACCATTGCTGCGCCAGCAGTGATTGAACCTGAGTTAATGTCCGTTACGGTGAAAGTATTTGCGTTGGTAACTGTGACAACATAGTTGTTGTTTGTTGCGGTTCCGCCTGTACCCGCAGCAAAGTCAACACCAATCACGTCGCCGGTACTCAAACCATGAGCGGTAGATGTCACTGTAATTGTTGTTCCAGAACGACCATAAGTGGCTGTTGTTACTGGAGCAGTAGTTGTATCAAACAAAGTTACATAACCAGCGGTTGCAGAGCCTGTAAAAGAAATTGCGCGAACGCGAGTTCTTCCAACATACATAAAGCCGCTTGCGTTAATGTGCGCTTGTTTTACGTCCGTTTGCATCATGACCAATCTCCTAAAGTTTTAGAAATGGGGCCGAAGCCCCATAGGATTGATTAGGAATCAGCGAAAGGTGTAGCAACAACGCCAGAACCTAGCGCAACGCCGTTGACCATGTACTTGTTGGCAGCAATCGCAACGATTTGAACCCAAGTACCAGCAACGCCACCAGTGGTGCCGCCGTTTAAGTTGATGAAGTCGTTGGTAGATGCCGCTGTGTATGCAACTAATGCGTTAGAAGAGTCGGTGTCAACACCAAACAGGGTACCAATATACTTATCAGTACCGTCTGTACCAATCTTCAATGAGCTGGTAGCGATAGTTGTTGGAACCCAGATTGTGTAAACAACGCCTTCGTTGTTCAATGTGTTTGGATCAGCGCCGGGACCAGAAGAAACTGGATCGGTAGATACGTTGATCGTTGGCAATGTCAATACAACGTTAGCAGCCAAAGTGCCGCCAACAGAAATGATACGACCGCCGTGGTCAACTGGATTTAATGTGGTGCTGGCTGTAATTGCTACAACTGCGCCGGGGCCTTGTTGATAAATGCCGCCCAATGATCGTACTGGGCCTTGAAACGTAGTGCGTGCCATGATGATTTCCTCACATGCGATAAGGCGTATCTGTCTGCATGTCGTCAGCCGGGACTGTCAGATACACCGGAAAACCCCGGAATGGTTTGAATATACACCCAAATTGGGTAAAAGAAAAGGCCCCGAAGGGCCTTTCCTAGTGGAGCTTAGGTCGAACCTGAAGAACCCCAAACGCCGAGAGCGTCAGACCAGCCGAAGCTGTAACGCTCACGAGCCTTGTAACGAACGTTACCTGTGTCGAAGTCGCCGTCCATGCCGTTTTGCAGCGGTGTACGAACGAAGTGCTTCAAACCGTTAGGCACGTCTGTAGTCAAGAACCAAGCATTGTTGTCGGTCAAGAAGTGGTTAATGGTGTAGCCTTCTGGGATAGCACCGTTGTTCTTGATCGCGTTGATGTCGTTGTCAGCTGTACCAACACGGAGGTTAGTTTCCAGCAAACGAGTAGCAACGAACTGCAAGCTAGGAGGAACAATCATCTTCTTTGGCTTAGCAGCGATCAACAGACCACGTTCATCAGTCCAAGC